AATAATGTATTAATTGACGTTAGCCTTACAAACCTAGATATTGAAATGACAATCGAACCTAGCACTAATATAACGGGTTCAGGTGGGACACTTCAAGTTAATAATTACGTACCTAAAAAGATTAAACAATCGGACTTTGTAAAGTCTATTTTCACAATGTACAATTTGTACACCGAGATAGACCCCGACAACCCGAACAAATTAATCTTATCACACCGTGACGATTATTACGATGCGGGTCAAGAAAAAGATTGGACTTATAAACTAGCGAAAGACCGCGAACAAGATTTAAAATTCCTTCCTGAAATAACATCGAAGCGATTAATACTAACTTACAAAGACGACAAAGATTCTCCAAATACAACTTACTTCAATGCCACTAATGAAATTTACGGGCAAGTTGAATATGTATTCGAAAATGAGTATGTAAAGAACGTTGACAAAAAAGAAATACTATTCAGTCCAACACCGATGGGTAAAACTGTATTTGATGCGGTTGTCCCTTTGATTGCGGGAGCAGCTCCAAAGACGAACATAAGAATTCTTTTTGACGGTGGTTTATTTCCTTGTAACCCTTTTAACATTTACGACTATGGAACAACGGGACAAATTGGTTTAGTTCAATATCCGTCGATAATACACTTTGATAACCCTAACGTTCCGACCTTTGATTTAAATTTCGGGGTGTGTGATTATTACTTTTACCAACAAAACGTACTTACTAATAATAACCTTTTCAACCTTTATTGGCGACGCACAATAGGTCAAATTGACACGGGTAAAATGTTAACCGCTGAGTTTGATTTGCGAGAAACTGATATTGCAACCTTAAAACTAAACGATAAAATTCGAATAGATAATTCTTGGTGGAATATAAACAAGGTTATTGACTACGACTGCAACAACCCAAGGTTAACCAAGGTTGAGTTATTAAGTGTTGACACTGAAATTGATTACGCTAGATTCACAACGGGTAAACCAATTTTCCCAACACCTTCGGAAGTGGGTAATATAACCACACCAATTATAAACTCAAACTATGAAAACACGAATGTAATAAGCCTCGGAAGTAACGCTTTAGTATTCGGACAAGGTAACGTAATTCAACAAGGTTTTAACGGTGTTGTTGTTGGAAATAATAAATCGGTAAGTTCGGGTGATTCAGGAATTTGGACGGACAATATAAACGGTAAGTCGTTAAGCAACTTTAACCCATACGGATTATTTTTCAATCCAACTTTTATAGATGCTGACTACACAGCAACCGCAGACGACACGCTTATAATTTCGGACGGTGCAGCTTTAGTTGATGTTACTTTACCACCAGTTGGAAACTTGGGAAAAACTTACTATATTAAAAACGTTTCAACTTTTAATGTTGATGTTCAGGGAACAGGTGGCGACTTAATTGACGGAGCGTTAACTTTTACTTTAACACAATGGGACGCTGTTACTGTTTTAGATTCAGGGACGGAGTGGTTAACCATTTAAAACACGAACGAAATTTTACTATTATTAAGATATGGCGGGAACGATTAACGTTGGAACAATTCAAGTCGGAGGTTTAGCAGAACTCAAAGCCCAATTAAGGGACATCAAAAGCGAGTTACTCGGTGCAACTGACCCCGAAAGAATGCAAGAACTTGCCGAGGCTGCGGGTGATTTAAAAGATAGGATTGCCGACGCTAACGACCAAATAAACGTCTTTGCGAGTGGGTCAAAGTTCGAACAAGTTTCAAACTCATTCGGCAGTCTTAAAGACTCGATAATGAACCTAGACTTTGAAGAAGCTAGCCAAAAAGCGGAAACATTTAGAAAGACGGTAACATCGATAAGTCCCGAAACAATTTCAAAAGGTATTCAAGGCTTAACAAGTACGGTTTCAACGTTAGGAAAAACGTTTATTCAATTCGGAATAATGTTACTTACTAACCCAATCTTTTTGTTGGTTGCTGCTATCGCTGCAATCGTTGCTGGTATCGTTGCATTAATGAATGCTCTTGGAATATTACAACCAATAATTGACGCGGTTGGTGCGGTGTTTGGTTTTTTAGGTGATGTTATAAAAACGGTAATTAATGCGATAAAAGAATTTCTTTCGTGGTTTGGTTTAAGTGAGGGTGCTGCCGAAGAAGGTGAAAGCAACGCTGAAGACCGTCACGAAGCCGAAATGAAAAGAAGCGACGAAAAACTAGCAGCGTTAGATTCTCGATTTAATAAAGAACAAAGCGCTTACCAAAGAATAATTGATTTAGCGAAAGCCGAAGGTAAAGACGTTACCGAATTAGAGCGTAAAAAAATTCAAGCCTCAATAAGTTACCAAAAGGAAAAGATAAAAGAACTTCGGTTATCAATTCAAACGAACAGAGAGCGCTTATACGAAATGGAGTTACTCGGTTCGGTATCGGGTGACTATACCCTTTACAATAAAGCGTTAGAAAGAAATAATAAACTAGTCGACAATTTAGAGGCTACTAAAGAAGGTTTATTGGATGCTGAAAACAACTTGAAAATCGCAGATATTGAGTCAACTAAAACTCAAGTTGAGAACTCAAAGAAAAGAGCCGAAGCTGCAGCCGATGAAGCTGAAAAAAGAAAAGAGGCTTTAGAGAAAATAAAAGAAGTTCAAGACAAGTTTGCTTACGACCAAATGAGTGAGCGTAAACAAGAACTTGCTGACATAGATAACAATTATAGAGAAGCTTTTCAACTAGCAAAAAAATACGGTCAAGACACAAGTGTTTTACTTGCCAATTATAATGCAGAACGTAAAGCGGTAAACGAACAGTTCGACAAGGAGGAAGCGGAAAAACAAAAAGAAATCAACGATAAAAAACTAGCCGACGAAGAAGAAGCCAACAGAAAAAGAATAGAACTTGAGGATAAATTATTCAATTTACAACGCGAACTTGACAACAGGAAATTAACAGAAATAGAAGCCAACAAACAAAAAGAAATCGACGCTTTGGTAAGTGGTTACGATGAAAAATATTTACTTGCCGTTGGTAATGCAGAACTAACTAAACAACTAGAAGAACAACAGAAAGCCGATTTAAAAGCAATAGACGATAAGTATAAAGCCGACCAAGAAAAAGCCGACGAAGAAGCTAGACAAAAAAAGATTCAAAGCACAATCGACACGGGTAACCAAATAGCGGACTGGACTAAACAAGGTTTAAGCGCTGTTAACGACATTGTCGGAGCGTTCGCGGGTGAAAGTGAAAAGCAACAAGAGAAAGCGTTTAAAGTAAACAAGGCTGCAAATATAGCAATGGCTGTAATCGATACTTTGAAAGGTGCGGTTTCAGCTTACACAAGTCAGATAGTTGCGGGTGACCCGACCTCAATTGTAAGGGGTGCAATTGCTGCTGCAATGGTTACGGCTGCGGGTATTGCTAACATCAAAAAGATAGCATCAACACAGTTTAAAGGTGCTTCCGCTTCTAGTGCTTCGGGTGGTATGGGTTCGGGTGGTGGTGGTGGTGGTGTGCAACCCGCGACACCTCAAACTAATTTGTTTGGAGGTGGCAATGATATGAACACTTTACAAGGTGCGCAAAGCGTCGAAAGTCAACCTCAAGTTGTTAAAGCGGTGGTTGTTGAAAGCGATATTACAAGCTCACAAAGTAGAATTAAACGAATGGAAGAAAACGCGACATTATGACAAGCTATTACGCATTATTAAATAAGTTAGAAACGTTCTTTAACGCTCACTTACAAGTTAAAAAATTTGGCGGTGAATTTAGGGAACAGATGCCGAACTTTTCTACGATGGACGAGCGTTATCCTTTGGTTTATGTTGTTCCAACTTCGGAGTTAAGCGGAATGAACACGAACGTTTTTACTTTAGAGGTTTATTGTGTTGACATCATTCAAAAAGACCGAGCCAACATAAACACAATTTTAAGTGATTGCCAACTTATATTAAACGACCTTTACCTTTATTATACAGACGGAAGTGATTTAAGTGTTACGGTGATTACTGACCCATCAATGACCCCACTAAATAATTTTGATTTAGACTATGTTGCTGGGTGGGTTGGAACATTTACATTTGAAGTCGACCAGTATTCAGTTTGTGCAATTCCTTTAGAGCCGATTACACCAGTTGTTAACGAATGCCCACCCGCAAGTTATTTAGTTGAATACGAAAACGGAACAGATATCCAAGAGGGTGAAATACCAAGCGGTGGGAGTTTGACGATTGTTGTTCCTGACCCTGTCGAGTGCGACCCCGCAACGGTTAACCTTGTAAACACCGAAGACACTCTTTTACTTACCGAGTCAGTAGACTGCGGAACAACCGAACAAATAATTGCACCCGACGCAACTGTCCATTTACGCAAAGCAAACAACGGAACAATCCACGTCGAAGCGATTCCAAGTGGTGTAACGGAAAATTACATCGTTGCTGATAATAATATAACAGTTAACCAAGTTAACCCGTTTACAATCCACGCAACAGACCCTTTAAACATACGTTTACATAATCAACAAGGCGGTGACATTGTGCCTCAATCGGTAGTTTACCAAGGTAACTCTAACCACGTTACAATTACTGTCGATACTTCGTCTTTTGTTCCCGTTGGTGCAACGTTACAAAAAACGGGTCAAACAATTAGTTACGCTCAACACGACGACGGAGACACCGAGCGCGGAAGGTTAACAAACTTTTTAACGTTACCTTCAAACAATCCGTTTGGAAACACGAACAGATTTACTAATAAAACGGGAGGTCAAGTTTACACGAACTCGGTTGCTTTCGATTGGTCAACTTATAACGGGTCAACGGTACTTGCTTACTATTATGGTGATGCAAATACAAGACCGTGGGCAACACAGTTAAACCAATACAAAAACTCGGACATTGACGGTTTAAGGGGTTGGGACTTGTTTAATATTTACGAGGCAATGAATATAATGAACTTTAGCTTTCCGAGTGGATTTCTTTACAATTACGCACCGTTTAATTTAACTAGACGTTATATGTGGGTTTCAACTGGTCAATCAAGTAATTCAGCAATATCAACGGATACGGCAGGATTAAACCCTTTTACAGTTGGTCAAAAGATTTCGGGTCTTTGGGGTATTTGGGTACGTGTGTGTAATGTTTCAGGAACTAATATAACTTAATTATGACTTATAAATTTGAAAATTGGAACATCGAAATAATTGACCCTATTAAACAAGTGGTTAATGTAATCGATAACATTGAAAACAAGACTTGTAACGTTGACTTACTTTTAACAACTGACACCGCGCAATTTGGTGTAACTTTAAACGGGTTTACTTACGAGGAAACTTGGACAGACCAAGAGGTGAGAGATTGGGTTGCAATTGAACTACAAAAATACGAAGTGTAAATGGCTAAAGTTTTTAAAGTAAAATACCCAATGCGAAATAAACTCGCAAAGGCTTTACAACGCGAAGTTCGTGCGCTTGGTTTAATTGATACGGGTGCGCTTTACGATAGTATTCGAGTTTCCGCAATGACTGGAGATAGATTAAATGAGTTAAATGTAACTGTTAACGCTTTATATTATTATTTATTCCAAGACAAAGGCGCTGACCTTTGGAACGGTGGATATATTACACCTCAAGATATAACCCAACAGTGGGTTAATAGTGCAAGTGTTCAACAAGTATTCGGAGAAATTTTAGCAGATTATATTGCTTGGCAATTTGAAAATTATCCGCTTCTTGAAATGGCTACAATTTTAAATAATCCACAAATAAAAATAGGATTTAATTTATATGGTGACCCTTCAGGAAAATGGAACTTACAAATACCTCCCGGTTCTTATTAATTAAGAACGTGTTTCATTGACAACATATTAAACACAAACGTCAACGGTAAATCGGTTATTTCGTTAATCTTGGTTATATCCTCACCAGCTAAACTATAGAGTAAAGATTCCCAAGCGTACTTTGATTTTTTCTTTTCGGCTTCAACTTCTTTTTTTTCTTCGGGGGTTAACTCGGTTGTATCTTCATCGTCTTCGAATTGAGGTGCGAATAAATTCTCGTATTGCTTTGTGAAATTGTCTCGAAATTTAAGATACTCGGACACTAAACCAAAGACGGCTGTAATTGGTATTTCTTTAAACACTTCCGAACGTTCAAATAGATTGTAATTATAAGGCTCAAAAACACGGTTACTCCACTCATCTAATTTAGTTTGTCTGTAAAATATTGCTGTAATAATCGGTATATTTCCGATTTTGTCTTTAACTGTAAAATAGTCAGCATCAATAAATTCTCCGAGCGTTATTTTTTCGAATGGCTTAAAACTATATTTATCAATTTGGTCGTTAATTTTAACCCGTGGTTCAGAACGTAACCAGTTTAAATCCTTTAAAAGCGTGTTTAGTTCATCAACCTCAAGGTCGTAAAGGTCTTCGGGGTCTTCGTCAAGTAAAATAGAAAGCGTTTCAACTTGCATTTCAAAGACGCTCTCAAAATCCTTTTCCTCTAAACTTGCTAACTCGGTGAATTGGTTAACCGTTATTTGATTCCAACCCTTTGGCAACTTCATCATTGATTTGTTTAGCGGTGTCTTTCATTTTATCACCAATGAAAGCAACGTAAGGAAGTGTAAATTCAGCGTTTAATTTTTTAAATAAGTTTGCTTTGTGTTTAATGTGTGCGTCGGTGTAATGTTCTTGGTCCTTAAGGTCCGTTCGTTTAAATAGGACCGCGATAACTTTACTTATATAATTAGTCGGATTATTTTTGATTATTTTTTCAATGTGTTTCATTTCACGAACCGAAATAGTAAGTTTCTTGTCGTGACTTTTGTAGGTGTAACCTTCAAGTTCAAACGACTTTAAAAACTTTTTAGACGCTTTGTAAGTAATCGAGTTAAATTCTTTTACCTTTTCTTTGAATTCAGTAAACTCAAGTTCGTTGACTTCTGTTTCATCAGCACCCAAAAACACGAATATTGTTACCCACTTTTCAAAGGCGTCTAGTTCTTGACTGGTTATTTCTGAAATCTTTTCAAACTGTTCGATAGTCAGTTCATTGATAACGTTTGGTACTTCTTTACTTCCGATTTTAATCATAGCTTTTTTTCAACAAATATAAAAAAAATAACACTTATAAAATAACACCTATTATTTAGTAATGAAAGAGGATTTACCACTTTATAAAATTACAATCGACGAAGAGTACAGCGAAGGCGAAGAACTTGGAATCGATATGATAGCGTTCACGTCAAAGCCTGCCGTTATGGTTAAAGGAATGGCGTTCAAAGCCGTTGAAAATTTCTTTTTTAAAGACGAACCAAAAATGCGAATTGTAGCACCCGCTATGATTCCAATGAATATCTATCGGAACGACGAGGGCGAAGAATATTACGTTCAATTTACGGAACAAGAAATAGAGAATATATACTCGAAGTTTATGCAAGACCTAAACAATCAAAATTTGTTTAATCTTGAACACACCGATAAGAAAGTCCCAGCGTACATTTTAGAGGCTTGGTTAGTTGACAACCCAAAAGAGGATAAAAGTTATTCAACATACGGCATAGAAGTACCTAAAGGGACGTTAATGTTAACCGCACAAATTACAGACAAAGAATATTACCAAAAGTTGGTAGATAAAGACCAAGTTGGATTCTCGATAGAGGGTTTTCTAGGTCTTAAATTAAGTAATCAATTAAATAAATTAAGTATGATGTTACCTGATGGGGAACACTTAATCGAGGGTAAAATCTACGTTGTGAAAGACGGAGAAATAATCGAGATTAAAGAAGAAGTTCCCGCGGAAATGGAAGCGGAAATGGCTGAAGAAGTCGTTGAAGAAGAAATTAAAGAAGAAGAGGTTGAGGCAGCGGAAGTTGAAGAAAAAGTTGAAGAAGAAATTGCAATGGCAGTTGACCCTCAAACAGATTCGGAAGCGGTTCTTGCTATCGTTCAACCTGTTTTAGACGCTTTAGCTACCGAGTTAATGAAAGCTATTGCAGAAGTAAAAGCATTGATTCCCGTTGTTGAAGAAACGGAAGAAGAAGAAGTTGAATTGTCGGAGCAAAAATTTACGGCAATTGACAAAATGAAAAAGTACAGACAATTATTTAAAGAAAACTAAAATGAACAGAAAATTAAAATTCGATTTAGATATCGAAACAAACGCGCTTTTATGTGCAAACCCTGACGAGTTTTACTCGCGTGCTTATTTAACAGAAGACCTAGTTGACAATTACAGAACTTTGCCTGGAATTAAGTCAGCAACTAAACTTGGAAACGTAACTTTTGGTAACGTTTTACAAAAATCAAATTGCTCTTTTACAGCGCCTAACGATTCACTTGATGCTATCGACATCGACGTGTGTCCGTTGTCGGCAATGGCTCAAATTTGTCAATTTGATTTGGAGCAGTCTTTCGTATCATTACAAATGGCTCAAGGTTCTAACGGAGATTTCACGGTGGCATCTTTTATGAACTACTATTGGAATGAAATGAGTTTGAAAATCCAAGAGGATTTAGAGCTTATCCGTTGGCAAGGTGACACAACAAGCGAGGACGATGTTCTTTCTTTGTGTGATGGTTACCTAGTTAAACTTTGTGGAGATGTTAACATTGCTGCGGGTCTTTACGCGGGTGTAATTGATTCAACTAACGTAATCGCTCAAATGACTGCGGTTTATACGGCTTTACCTCCTGCGGTTATCCGTAAAAAAGCTGACTTAAGATTCTATGTTTCTTCAAATGTTGCTGCTGCTTATGAGTTGGCTGCTGCTAGTGGAAACACACAAACTTACGTTACTTTGCCTTTAGGGTTAACTTTCTTGGGTGTTAAAGTTGTTGTTGCTGACGGAATGCCTAACGACACAATGGTGTTGACTTTGAAATCTAACCTTATCTACGCATTCGATGGTGAAGGAGATAGCAAAGCGTTGAAGGCGGTTAACCTTACTGACACAGTTGCAGAGCCTTACTTGAGAACTCGCGCAAATATGAAAGTAGGTTTCTACTATACTAACCCTGCGGAAATAGTAGTTTATAACATTTGCTTTGACTAATTAATTTAATTAATAATCTTAAGGGGGTTCGGGTTCGCCCTTACCCCTTTTTTAATACTTTAAAATATGGCTTGTACAGCATTAGAGGCAATCGTAAAAGGATGTGACAACAACATCGGTTCGATTACCAAAATTTATATTAACGACCTTGAGAACGTAACTGTTGACCCTTCAACAGACATCGACCTTGCTAACTGGATTATAACAGCAATAACGGTAACGGCTGACTTCGAAGAATTCGAGTTTAGAAGAAACACTTCAAACTACACTGAAGAAGCTGCAATTGATTTAATTAACGGTTCGTCTTTCGTTACTCAAACTATCAATTTAATGTTCCACAGACGCGAAGGCGCGAAGTCAAGAGCTATTAAAATTCTTGGCGAAGGTCAAAGAGACCTTGCGGTTATCGTTCTTGACGGAAACGGAAAGTATTGGTACTTTGAAAAAGTTCAAGTTACCGCTTACGGTGAAGGTTCAGGAACGGCGAAAGCTGACGGCTCTAAATACTCTTTAGTATTGACTGCGGAAGCTGAAAACTTGGCTTACGAGGTAGACCCTGACGTTATTCCAACTGTTATCTAATAACCACGCAAACAACTTAAGACCCTCGATTTCTGTCGGGGGTTTTTTGTTTTATAACAAACACATTATAAACCCTATTATTTAATAAGATGATTTATTTAGACAAAGGCGAAATAAACACTTTTGTGTTAACATTAACAGAAAGCGCAACGCTTACTACACCCGTTTGGTTGTTCGTCTTTGAGAACGAATTTAACACAGCGTCACAACCTATTTACTGGGTAGGTGTTGACACGTCACCGTACACTTATCGATACAATTTATTCACTCTAGAAGAAGGTGTTGACTTGACTTTAATTATAGGTCAATATACTTACAAGGTTTACGAAAGTCCTGTTCCTATTATAGTAGACCCAAACACGAATGCAAACGGTTTGAATTTAGTTGAGGAAGGTCGGATGGTGGTTAATGGTGACGCACCAAATTCAATTTATGATTAATTTATGAAAATATTCGGAATAGAAATCGGAGGTAAAAAAGACAGCGTTGAAGTTGTTCAAGGTAATAATTACCAAGCGTTCTCAACGCCGTTTTTAAGGGTTGGCGAAGGCAATCTTTCTTTACCTTACGTTAATTCAAGACAAGTAGTTAATGGTCGAATAAGATTCGGTTCGGACGACCTTTATCCACAGCTACTTAATCAAATGTATTACACGTCACCTTTACACGGTGCTATCGTAGACTACAAAACAAACGCTGCTGTCGGCGGTGGGTTTGAATTAACCGTTGACAAGAACGCAACAGCAACAGAAAAAGTAGACGTTTACACCTTTGACAAGCGCACTAACTTAAAACAACTTGTTCCCGTACTAACGAAAGACGTTATTATTCACAATAGGGCTTACTTTTACCTTTGCTTTAACCAAATAGGAGACTTAATTAAAATCAAACACATAGGCGCGGAAAAAATTCGAAAAGACAAATACGGAGAAACATACTTTATTTGCGAGGATTGGAGCAGTCAAATCGATATTAAAGAAATAAAGCCTTACCGATGGAATTTAAAGCAACGTGAATGCTTGTATGTTTACGAAAATAAGTCAGTAGGTCAAGACGTTTACCCGTTACCGCAGTATTCAAGCGCTATGAATTGGGCTTTTTTAGACGGTGAAATGAGTTACTTGCAAAAGTCGAACATAATAAACTCTATTTTTCCATCGTTTGCAATGATGTTCCCGAAGAAACCACAGTCGGAAGAAGAAAAGATTGCAATTAAAAACACTATTGACAAGGCGAAAGGCGCACAAAACGGAGGTAAAGCAATTGCATTCTTTGCAAACAACGCGGAAAGTTTACCTAAAATCGAAAGCATTCCAACAAATTCAAACGACAACTTATTTCAAAACACGACCGAGTCAATTGATTCAAAGATTTGTCAAGCTCATATTATAGACCCTATCTTAATGGGTATTCGTGTGAGCGGAAAACTCGGGTCAGGAAGTGACATAAAACAGGCTTATATAATATTCGAAAAAAACACGATAATCCCTTTAAGAAATATTATCGAAGACATCGTAAACGACTTGTTAAAAATCGCAGACGTTAAAGCGGACTTTACTATAAACAATTTCCAAATCGTAAACGAAACAATAGTTGAACTTGATGAAAATACGAGCGCAGTTAACGACGCTTTAAACACTATGAACCCAGAGTTAGCAAAAAAGGTAATTGAAACAATGACCGTTAACGAAATTCGTGCTATGGTTGGACTTCCAGCAATTCAAGAACCGCAAACACCGACATTATGATTTACTTTATAACTGAAAACTACTTAAAGACGCAAACACCGATAACGGCAAACGTAGACGTTAACGACGTTACCCCGTACATTCGAACTCAAAGCGATATGCGAGTACAACCAATTCTTGGAACGTATTTTTACAATTATATGTTAGCGGGTTACAATGCGCAGACTTTAAACAACGACGAAGAAACACTTGTTACTTATATCCAACCAGTGGTTGCGTGGCGTTCTGCTGAAGACGCTGTTTTCGGCTTATCCTATCAACTTAAAAACAAAGGAATCCAACAACAGTTCGGTGACTATTCGAACGCGGTGACACAAAACGAAGTCGCTTTTTCGATGGAACATTACGGACAAAAGGCTAGTTTCTACGAGGCGAGGTTATTTAGATATTTAAAGGAAAACAAAGACTTGTTTCTTGAATTTATTTCAGACTTGAATAAAGATTCAGATATAAGACCAAGCAAAAAAGAAGACACGGGTTACACAACTCAAATTTTAGTACTTTGAAAACATATTTAATTACTTTGTTTAATTCGTTGTTGGTCTTTTTAAGTCCGATTAAATTTATCGTTTTACTTGTCGCATTGTCTACGATTATAGACACTTTTTTCGGTGTGTGGAAAGCTCACAAAGTCGGTGAAAGTATTCAGTCAAAAAAACTACGTCACGGATTTGTTCCTAAACTTATAACTTATTGCGCTGCGGTTATTATTACCTATGCTACAGATTACTATATTCTAAACGACTTAACTCAAACGGTTGTTGCCGTTGACCATTTAAGCACTAAACTACTCGCTTTAGTACTTATTTCAATAGAGGTCAAATCAATGGACGAGAGCTTTACCAAGGTTAAAGGTTATTCGTTTATAACCAAAATTACCAATCTAGTAAAGAAAGTTAAAGACGTTAAAAAAGAACTTCAAGAATGACAATAAACACAAATAAATTCACGTTTATTTTAATGCTTGTTTTAGCTTATATTTTATTATTTAGGTGTTCAGCTACTTACCACCTTGAGAAAGCGGTTAAAAAGGGCGTTAAAATCGATTCTAGAATTGACACGGTTCGAGTTTACTTTAGAGACTCGGTAATAAAAGACGGATTCAAAGAGTATTTTTACAACTATCGCGATACCATTATCGAGAAAAATACCGTTTACGTGCCTAAAACACGGTACGAAACACGGACAGAGTATAAAATAATCAAAGAACAAATACAACAAGACGCTAAAACAGATAGGTTAAAGGTTAAACAAGACGCAAAGACAGACCGCAAAGAAATAGCGAAAGAAAAAAAGACTTCTTGGTCAAGTGTAATGAAGTTTTTAAGCGTAATTATTGGACTTGTCTTGTTAATTGTTTTACTTTTAAAAGCAAATAAAAAAATAGGATTATGAACAACGTGAGAAAATACACAGACAAACAACTACTTGACAAGGTTAAATCTTTAGACACCTTCGAAAGTATTCCTTCAAACTATTGGGCGTTATTTGTTCGCTCAAACGAAGACGCTCCGAACTTATTCGACGATAAATGTTATATTTTCAACGGGTCAAAATTTGTGACCGTTACAACTTGCACCACAAACAAAGGGCACAAAGGTTCAGGTGTTGTTGAGGCTAACGTTTGGAATTACGACGGCTACAAACTAGGACTTCATCGCGGTAAAACACCAGCAGGTGTACAAGTAAAAGGTTTTCCATATCGTAGAGACTTTACAACAGACGGAAAAACGAACCCAACAACAGAAATAAAGAACGACATTCGAGGTTTTAATTTTCACGCAGCAACTCATAACCTTAAATCGACAATAGTAGTTAGTCAAATTGGCGGTTGGTCGGAAGGTTGTCTTGTATTCAACAACACACCTGACTACGTTAAGATTCTAAACCTATTTAAACCACAAAGGACTTGGTCTTTCGTAATTGTAGACGAATTTGAAGCGGAATAACCACCGCTTTTTTTATTTACCTAACCTTTTTTTATGCGTAGACGCTTATTCTTTGACATCGAAGTAAGCCCAAATATTGTTTTTTCGTGGCGTAGTGGGTATAAACTAAACATTGACCCTGAC